TCACGCTATACATCATGCACCTTGTTTGATGAGTGTTATTAGTTCAATCGGGGTAAGGTTCTCACGTTCGGGCAAGCGTAAGCCGCAGCGCTTTAAAATCTGCGCGGCAAACTCAGCGCATTGCCAACCCGTGGGATCTTTTTGCTTAAGACCTAAGCCGGCCCGTATTGCATCAATTAAGCTGTAATCATCGGCTAAGTGCTGAAAAATAAATGCCTCAGCCTCACCGAGTAGCGTAACCAGGGTTTTAATCACCTCATAATCAGCGGGAAGCTTATCGATGGGGATAATGCGCACGCCTTTAAAAATCAGCGCTTCGACAAAAAATAATTGATCATTGATTTTCCAAATCACACCGATATGCGAGTAGGGCGACTCTGTCCACCAGCGTACAATGCTTGAGATCACACTATTGCCACGATAAGCGACGACATCACCGGAGCTAAGCATCAGGCGGCTCCTTGCAAAATGGCTAAGATTTCATCTTGACGGGCGAGCACGTCCCAATTTTGTGCATTCACATCAATGATTGTCTGTGTTGCGGTCACTTGCTGTTCTAAAATACCAGAGTAGGCATAAAGTAGCTCAACGCGATGGGTGATTAAATCCTCAAGTTCTTGCAACTCGGTTAAACTGACGTAATACACCGAATTATCTGATAAAATCCAACCTAATTTATCATTGATTAATACCGTTAAACTGGCCCATTTTCTAATCGAACGCTCAATATTAAACTGCGATTTCTCATTCGTATCAAACTGCATAGTTTTATACGTAATCGGCTGATTCATTTCTCGATTGCGCCGGGCTTTAATTTCTTTGATATTGCTCGCAATGAGGCTTTGAGTGAGGGCTTCGCCGGTGAGTGTTAATGCAACTTGATCATTGTTAATGATGTATTTGCCCGGGGAATTAATAATATTGAGCCACTGGCTTTCTGTAATAGTGATCCAGGGTGTGGGCAGCTCTGAGGTATCAATGTTGATTTCAGTCGGATTACCGGGGACCGGGTATTGAGATACCGGCGGCGCTGCGCTGGTGTATAAGCCGATAATCGCGCCATTCGTATGATTGTAATGTGCATAATAATAGTCTGTGCTCATTATTTCCCCTTTTAATAACCGGTGGCAAAATATGAAAACCCAGCCGCTTGTAAACCTGGGCTAAACATCATCTGAAAGCTCGATTGTGAACGCGAGCACAGTTTAGGTAGCATGTCATTACCGCTGAGTTGATCCGGGTCCAGGGCGGTAATGACCACATTGGTGCAAGCAATGGGGAAAGATACAGGGAAGTTTACGGTAAAGACATTTTCATCGGTGTAAGCTTGGGTAATCGTGTTCCACTGACTCCACACACCGTTTAAGCTCATTGAATAGCCCGAGTTCTCAGAGAGGATTTTGCGCTTGGTGTGATTGATGATGTTGATTGTATTATCCCGCCAATAATGACCATAGCCGATACAGAGCCAGGGCAGGGCAATATACAACACAGTGGTTTCAGTCGGGTTAGCGACAAAAATATTAAAGCCTAAATCACCGCCCGGTCCGCTGGTTTTTGAATGATTATAAAAATTAATATTTTTATTAAAATCCTCACTGGGTAAGGCTTTTTCAGTCAGTGGCCACGGGTCATCTTTAAAACGCACATCCGCGGTGCCGGTGGTTTTGACATGAATTAAGCAGCCACTGGTGACATAGGAGTGTGCTGCAACAAACGCACGTTGATTTAAGCTAAAGCTGCCGCTACCGGCTTGTAACGTGACTTTCAGCACGCGGCAATCGTAACCGATGCGATTAATATCACTACCAACGAGTTTAAGTAGGTCATACGCTATATATTCATCGCTGTCTTCAGCGGCAGAAGGGCTCGGGGCAATGCGTTCAAACTCAGCACTTAAGGCGGAAGAGTTGTAATAGGTATAAAAATAGCGCGGCAGCGTTCGCTCATCATCCCAGTCACGAAAGGTGCTGTTTAAGTATAAGTTCGGCCCACCGGCATAAGATTGTGCATCCTCATCCGTTGCTAACTGGCTATCAATCGGCCCTTTATTGATCCACTCGGTATTATCAAGACTGCGCTGCCACAACACTTCGTTTTGCGTATCCGCCCAAAACATACAGGCCACAGGATTACTCGGTGGATTATCGCCGGCAAAATTGCTTTGATTCGCTAAGATAGAATTGACGATTTTTTCACGACTGACCGCGGGACTTGAGCTAGCAACCACTTCATTAATTTTAAACTCCTGCATTAATGCCCTCCTATGTATAAATCGACTTCGCCTGTTTTTGCTGTGCCGTCTTTATCAAAAATATTGACCGTCGCCTGAGTTAAACTTTTATTGACCTGCACCTGATCCCCCGCCGCGCCGCTTTGAATCGTTGCAATCACAATCACTTTTTGCTGCATCGGTTCTGGAAAAATATACGTAGAACCGGCTGCACTGACTGGAAAATTATCAACGTTATAAATAGTTTCTGGCACATCAAAAGTGCATGTTAATTCTTGCAACTCCGGGGTATATTGCGCATCGAAGCGCTTTAAAATGACTTTAAACCGAGCATAACGAAAGTGTGAAAATGATGCGCTGAGCGGCATAAACTCCGACCAGTTTTGATTGTCATTCGATGTTGAAAATTGAACTTCAAAGCCACAGGATTCCGGTGAGCCGAGCCACGACCAATTATGTTCTAGTGTGTAATGCTCCCACGCCTGTTGCATGTTATCCCATGACAAATCATCATTGCTTTGACTGATTTGCATATCCGCATAGACACGGCAGCGCATGATTTTATCTAGATCATAAACAGCACTCAGGTAGTATCCTTCACTAATATCGGTGGCTAAGGTCCCGCTTTTGGTGTTTTCCCAACTGTCACTATAATCCTCCCAGGGTTGAGTCATGCCGCCCCAAGAATAGTATGAAAATAAGCGAATATAGTTATTATTATTAACGGCGGTATGATAAAACTCGCCTGGCCAATCATTGGCGGCATAATCATATTCTTGAATAATATTTAAGGGCGTTAAATCAGTCAGCTCTAACACACTCGCTTCAGCTGATTTAATCCCCCACTGACTGACCGCCTTAATTAAATAAAAGCCAGGTCTGGCATGGGTTAAATGCAATGTCGTGCTATTAAGTTCTGCAATTAAAATCGAATTTTCCCAAGCGGTGCCGTGCCTGATTTCATAGTGCTTAACATACAGCTCTGGATTTTTCGCCCACTCTAAAACGGCGATTTTATCGCTATACGAGGAGACAAAACGGCTGACATTCTCAGGAATCTGCTGCTCCAGCGATGCGCTACAGCGGTATGTTGAATAATGACTACGTTGCCCAAACCAGCCCATCGCACGTACTCGAAACGTATAGGTTGCACCTGTGCTACTTAACTCAATATGATTTAAATGCGTGGTTTTAACGTCTGAATAATTACCCTCATTGCTGCGCAATTGATACTCGTAATACGCCGCATTTGGATCGCCATCAAAGGCAACAATTAATAAACTCTCAGCAGTTCCGCTGTGATAACTTACGCTTTGTTCAACGCGGTAATTACTCGGTGCTTTTAAGCTTGGAATGACGGTATTTTCTTTGCTGACGCCAAGCGCTCGCTCTTCGTCGATCTTTTGATATTTATCCGGGTCATGGGTAATCGCATTCACGGTATACGTACCGTCGTCTTCTTCGGTAATGGCTGTAATACGCCATTGCTTCGGTGCAGTAAAGTGATACAATACCCAGCGTGCGCCTACATCAGCGATGATGGTACGGTCTACCTCCAGCCTTCTAGACCCGGGTGCACCAATCACTGTATATTCTTCAATCCCTTGCTCCGCTGAAAAAATCATTAAGGTGTTTTGACTGGATAAACTCACCTCACGATCTAAGGTCACCACATTATTATTAACCGCGGTAATGACACCGGCCGCCCCTTGTTCTTGATCCATATTCGGATCAAAGATTTTAATTATATCACTCGGCAGGGAATGAATGTGGTCTTGCGTGGCTTTGTAGCTTATCATGTCACTCTGTGCCTCCGATTGCAGTGCCCAAAGCCCTTGGCGCATCGCTTGAGATCGGGAGGTGCAACCGACCGCAGTAATTTCCAGGCGGCGCTCACCTAAGCGCGCTAAGCGGCTGGCATCCTCCACCACTTCTTGATCAATCGCATAGTTTAGATCCGGATTTCTAAAGGCGACCACACAGACCGAATGCAATTCTTTAATGCTGCTGGTTTGATAATCAAATTGGCCGTTCACTACATCGGTTTGTGTAATCAACATCGACGGCTCGCGTGGGCGGTCTTGACTAAATTGAATCGTCCCCGCCGCATCATAAGCCATCCCCCGAAAAATCGAGGTGAGCTGGGTAATCATGTTGAGCGCTTGGTTTTGATTATTTATCGCTAAATTACAGCAAAACCGCGGTTGCTTGCCGCCACGGCCATCCGGCACCAACTCATCACAATATTGGGCGATGCTATACAACTCCCACTTGTCTACATCAGCATCTACAAGATAATGACCGGCACCATAACGCTCACTCGTCAGTAAATCATAAAATACCCAGGCCGGATTATTTGAATATTCTGTTTTAAAGCTACCATCCCAAATTCCGCTATAAATTCGCGTACTGGGGTCATAATTACTTGGCACTTGAATTTTTAACCCACGAATTAAATAACTGCGCTTGGGCAACTGATTACCAAATTGCGCGGCACTAAATTCGAGGCCAACAACCGCACTGTTGGGGTAGTTAAGTTTTGTATCAATCACATCGGTGATGCTGGTTAAATAAACGGTATTTTGCACCCGACTCGAATCGGCATCTTCAGTGACACGTTCAACTTTTAAGGTGTAGGGATAAGTAAAGCTTGTTGCTTTGTAATAATTATTCGTGATTGCATGTGCACCGGCCCGCTTCCAGCTAAAATACTCATCAAGGTTATCAAGAACAACATCAGAGGTTTCAATGTCTGCAATATAATAGCCAGGGGAGATTTTAATAATAAAAGTCTGTTCAAGTTTACTCGTCGTTTTACCGGTAATTTCATGGTTCACCACCAGCACGTTATTTAAATACATGCGAATATGTACGCTAGAGCCGTTAATATCACCGTTAGTTGCATATTCAGTCAGCGCATCTAAGCCGATTTTTACACGCAGTTCATTGGTTTCTTGACGGCCAACCGTGCGAATCACCGGCTGCTCATGAGTAACTTTGACATTAAAGGCTTCTTCACTGGCCGACTCGGCAAACCCGGGTAAATAATCTTGCGACGGTGTACCGTTATTGCTTTTAAGAGTCACCCCTTCAAAGTTATACGAACCATCAGCATTTTGTAGCGGCGTATCATCAAAATAAACCGACTGGGCGCCATGAGCTAAACCTTCAATCTCGCCTTCACCGAGTAAATCCACTAACGTAACAACAGCATTGGTTGAGAGCGTATTAGGGGCTTCGGTCGGGGTGTGAACACTACCGCCGCCTTTACCGCCACCGCCACCGGCGCCGTGAATAGGATTCGTCATTGAATATTAGATTTTCCTTGAAAAAAGTACATAAAATAGTCTATTATTTATAGTATTAATTTGTACTATATTTAATACAATAGGTTAACTCGTATGAAACAGCTCTACGCACAACAGTCGGTAACCATTACAGAACTTAGAAAAAGCCCAACCAGCGTTATTAATGAAGCCAACGGCGAGCCGGTGGTTATTTTGAATCATAATGCTCCTGCGGCGTACATGGTGCCACCTGAACTTTTTGAAGCCATGCTCGACTCGTATGAAGACCGCCAACTTGAAGGCATAGTCAAAAAACGTTTGAATTCTCCTGATTGTGACTTTATTGATGTCGATGTCGATGACTTATAAATTACAATTTCACAAAGAAGCGTATAAAGAGTGGAAAAAACTAAATCCAACAACTCAGCAACAGTTTCAAAAAGTTTTGAAAAAACGCTTAATTAACCCACATATCCCATCAGCAGTGTGTGGTGGTGATTTAAAAGGCTGCTATAAAATTAAATTAAGAGCGCTCGGTTATCGTTTAATTTATACAGTGAAAGAGGATAAAGTGGTTGTTCAAGTCTTGGCGATTGGTTCCAGAAACCGCTTAGAAGCGTATCGTTTAGCGGCAAGTCGCCTATAGCCATCGTTATAAGGTCTTATACTGACTCGACACTACAGAACTCCCCACCAAGTGCTCGCCATAAATTAAAGGCACCGGCGCCCCGGGCGTGGCAACATTATCGACACCACTAAATAAAGTCGATGCATTCGGGTCGGTGGTACTGTAATCATTATCATAACTCGGCTGAGGGGAGAGCATCGTCAACGCCCCACTGATTACAAGACCTGTACCTGCGGCACTGAGCCCTCCGGCAATTGGCGCCAATGCCGTCCCAACTGAAAAGTAACCGGCAGTAATTAAAGCCGCACCGATTAAAATCTGGGCAAATCCTGAATTCTTCGCACCCTTCGGCTTGGGCACGATATGCAACTCACCACCGGCACAATTTAACTCTAGTTGCTCAATAGTGAGAGATTGGCGTTTTCTAAAAATTGCCCACTCACCGGATTGAATAATTTTTTTAAATTCGGGTAACTGTGTTGATAAGGCATAGAGTGCTTCACGGGCGTGATGAATGTTTAGCTCAAAAAAAGAGCCGCAAATGCGGCCCAAACGTCCATGCAAATAAATTTTAGTTTTCATAACGAACCACCTTTGCAATGCGTTTTTGCCATTCACTCAACATTTCTCGCCGGCTTAAGTTGTCACAAACATGATGTAAAATCATCCCGGGCAAGCTGACAGTATTGTGGTCTTCTTTCAGTCGACAATCTTCACCCAAATAAATCGCCCCATGATTAATGCAGGTGGTGCGACCAACGCGCATCAATAACACATCACCGCGGCAAAGTGAGGTGGCTTTATCCACTTCAATAAAACCGGCCTCGGTAAAATAACGCTCATATAAATTATATTTTTCGATTTCCCACCATGAACGTTGCCGCGGAAAATCAGGCAAAAAAATCTTTTTTTCAACGGCATAAAAATCACGGATCAACGAATAGCAATCAAAAACACCATGCAAAAAGGGACGCTCGAGTAATTGTTGTGTGAATAACTGCTCACCAAAAACAATGGCATCGGTCACTGCATGCTGGTTGAGTGCAACAATCCCCCACAATAATCCGGTGTCACGTTGACTGACCATATCCGCTAATGACGGCTCAACACTGCCGTCGGGGTGGGAATGCATCAGTATCGTACCGCTTGGGGTATCAATGAGTTGAGCGGGGTCTATGCAAAAATTCTCTTCGGGTGTGGTGGATAAATTAGGGCAAGGCATAAAGTGATCTGCCGGTAAAATCAGCCCGACGGCTTCCCTGGGATATTGCTCGAGCGCGTAGGCTTTAAAATGGTTTAATGCCCTCGAAGCCTTCAAAGGGTAAAGCGTGTCCATTGCCGAAGCGCGCCATGCAGTCTGAAAGTTTTTTACCACATTGATCCTTTGTTTTATCAGTCGTTTGTTGTCCAAATTCGTTGTAATACTGAGCTGCGGCATAAGGGCAGCTGCCGGCGATCCAGGCTTGTTGTTCTTCATCCCATTGGCGATATATTTTGGAGCATGAGGCGAGCTGGGTGCGCCTAGGTAGTTTTAAATCACTCGGTAATTTACTGCCCAACTCAAAGGTAATGGTTAAATTGTTATGCTGGGATTTGCGTTCAATCACATAGACTTGTTCGGGCAAGGTGGCACTGGCATCCGGGTCGCTGTGGCCGTCTAAATGCCTAACGTAGGTCATCACCCGACGAATTAACGCACCGCGCAAATTATCATGGGCTTTTAAAAGGGGTAACAAAATAGGTTTTACATTGCCGAGCACAATCGAGGGCGTCGGCTGGTGAATCGTTGTACGTTCAAAACCATCCGTTTTTAACGGAATCGGCTGATACTCCACCCCGCCAAAGCGTACGGCTTGATTACCATCCGGACTGTTACAAAAGTGATATTTTATTGAAGACTGTAAAGGCGTTAAATCAAGGGTAAATAGATAAATCTTGGCAGACTCGACTAAGCTCATACTGGGTTAAAATCCTCCTCAAAACGTAAAACCACCGTCCAATAATTGTGTTGTAAGTTCGCTTGCCACTCAGAACAAATGATTTGAAAGTAGCGTTTTTCTCCGGGGTGATACCATAAAAACGGTTCTAATCCGGCTCTATCTGCAATAAAACTAATGATACTGTCTTTTTCTATCTCACTAAGTCCTACAAAACTCACAGTAAAATAATGGCGCAGTGTATTTAGACCATCGGCTTCGCGCTGCACATAACCATCGCCGAGCGGCGTTATACGCAGGCGTGGCTTAAGCTTATCCATAGCGATTTTTGTTGGTAAAAGACTGGGAAAATTAAGCATTCAATAACTTTTGTTTTTTTAATTTAAAGATTTGATCATTAACAATATGTTTAATCGTTGTTACGACCTCCTGGCTGACTTGCTCGCCATCGGCGCCGCTGGCATTGATTGTCGGGGCAATGGTAATGTTATTTTGCACTTGATTTGATATCACCGTTTGCCCGAGTTGATGATTGGGTGTGACAAAGCCGGCTTTTTTACCAGTCATTAAGTAGTCTTTACCACCGCTACTAAAGAGTTCGGCGCCGTGTTCATTGACACGATACAGTTGTCCTGCGGCAACGCTTCCCCCGGAGGCTTTCGCCCCGGCGGCAGTAGCGCCCCCACTAAACCATGAGGCAAAACTGCTGCCACCCACCGAACCGATAACGCCACCTAAAATACTTTTAAAAATGCCACGGGAGGCCATTGATAAGGCTTCGGCGGCCATGTCATTGAGCATTGAGCTAAAAGCATCTGAAACAGTGGCCGTGCCTTTGACCACCCCGGCAAAGGCATTACTAAAACTGCCTTCCATATTGCCGGCGAACTCTTTCGCTTGGTGGCCGACGCCATTCAATTCTTTTGCTTGCTTTTGAGCTAGATCCTTTAATTTAGTATTTTTTTGAACTTCAATTTTTTCTAATAATTTTATCCGCTCTTCTGAACCTTCACGGGTGGCGTCTAAAATAATGCGTTTTTGCTTGTCATACGAATGCTTAATGGCTTCTTCTTCAGAAAGTAAGCGCTCTTTTAAGCTATCAAGTTGCTTTTGATTGTCCTGAGCGCGTAGTGAGGCACCCATCAGCGCAGATTTTTCCGGTTGCGCGGCCCTTATTTTTTCATCTAAGGCCGCGGCTTTTTGCTCAATCTCATCAAAATAAGCATCAACGCTTTCAGTGGGTCGTTTTGAAAATAGAGTTTGATAAAGTTGTGCGAGCTTTTGATTGACATTATTCGCGCTTTCTTCTGCGATGTTTAATCCGGAGGTATCGAGGGTAAAACGTTCGTAAACACTGGATTTCATGCGTGCTATGGATTGACCAAGGCGCTCAAATTTATTACCAACGATAGGTAATATGGCTCCGGCTTTTGCTATTTTTTGATATTGAGAGAGGACGAAATTAATCCCCTCGCCCATTTTTTGATAGAGCCAACTTAACCCCTGAGCAATTGCAGTTAGGGATTGAATGGCCATATTTTTCATCACCGCAAAGCCTGCGCTAATAATATCAAGGCCGACGTTGATGTAATGCACACCATCACCAACGATAGCAAAGGACTTAGCTACAACACGAAACCCACTGAGTACATTACTGCTAAAACTACTTGCTGCGGTGCCGGCGTTAGTAAAACGTGTGGTTAAATCCTCAATAATCGGCGCAAAGGTAATCGCGAGCTGGTGACTGACTCCAACAAACAATTGACGCATTTTATATGCTGCATCATTCGCGGCCTCAACTTTTGCCGCATCAATGCGATTAATCGCAATGCCAAGCCGTGCCGCTTCACTGGCGGCTTGGTCTAACCCTTCAGCCCCTAAAGCTAAAGTATTAACGAGGCTCACCCCTTCCGAATCAAACAGCTTAAACGCTA